ACATAACCTTTTAATTCAACTGACATTCTAGCTAAAGTTCCAGGTATATCATTTATATTTTCTATTCTTATAATTTTAATTTCTTTTTTATTTTTATCTTTTTTTATCTTTTTATCTTTTTTTAAAACATCTTCAGTATCAAAAGTATAATCTTTTAATTTTTGTTTAAAATCTACTTTGTAAAAATAATCATTTTTACTTGTACAAGACATTATAAACAAAAAAAATATAATTGTAAATATTTTCATATTTTTATTATAAACTATTAAAATAATAAAAGTATATATTTTTATTAATTAATCAAACATTTTTGATGAAATTATAGGTTGAGCTACACATCTACATCTTATTTGTGAGCCTGGGTGCCCCGTAATTGCAGAAGGTTTATCCCAATTAAAAATTTTACCTTCATTTGATTTATGCGTTTGTCTCACTCTTTCATCTAATGATGTACTCCACCAATATTCACCAATTCCTAATTCTTTTTGTCTTAATTGAGTCAAATTACCATTAAATTTATTTGTTTGATCTCTTGCAATTAATCTTGCTCTACGCTCACCTATTTTAAAACCTTTTTCTATTTCTTCTTTAATAACTTTTACACTATTACCTGCTGATAAGTTTCTAAATAAAGTTTCTTCCATTCTTTTTGCTTGTCCATCAGAAAGTTTTGTAATCAATGATGAATTATTTTTAACAAAAGCTCTTATTTGAGAGTTTAAATAATATTCAGATAATATAGGATTTACTTTTACTGCTGAATAAACAATTTTATCTAATTGTTGCTTATTATAATTAGAAATTCTTGTAGCTTGTGAAAAAGTAATAACTCCAATAATTGATGATATAATAGAATTATAATTTGATTGAATATTATTATATATTTCTTCAATATCGTCTTCCCAAGAATCTAACTTTAAATTTTTATTATCTGGTCGTGTTGAATTAGCTTGAGCAACTAAAAATTCAAGTTGTGGATATAATATATCTTTTATTTTATTATCTAACTCTTTAAATAACTTGACTAATTCTCTTTCATAAATTCTTTCAGCATTATTAGGATATAACCATTTAGCAATTCGTTTTTTAACTTTAACATTGCCTCCATGAGCTATTAATACTTGTTGTTTAAATATTGAATTTAAAGCCATATTAATTTTTATTATATATCAGTTGGTTTATCCTCTTCGTTATTTTCATCATTAAAACTTCCTAGATCAACTTCTCCTTCTATTTCAGTTTCAATAGAATAATTATTATTACCAAACCTAGATTTTCTAACCTCATTTGGATCATATACTCCATTTGATATATAAATATTATCAGTTTCAGCTTGTTTTTTTCTCATGTCAACTTTTTCTTCGTCAGTTTGTTGCCATAAAGAATTAAATATTATTGAAAATTCTTTATTCCCTTCTAATTTACAATCTTTAGAGTAAGAAATTAATTTTGTTAAATATTCTAATTGTTTTAGCATTTCTTCTTCTTGATTAGATTTAACTTTATCATAATAAAGTCTTGTCTCTTGATCTTTATTTGTATTTAAGCCTTTATTTGTTGTACCCATCAAAATGCTAGTAGGAATACCCGCCATGGCTGAAACAGTTTCTTGAATTTTAGCAAATGCTTCTGAAACACCTCCTGTCAAAGATTGAGAAACAACATCAAAATCTTCTTCTGAATCTAAAACTAATGTTGTTGAAACAGATTTAGCTAAGTCAAATATTTGTGCCCTTGCTTCTAATTGTTTTTGACCATCAGGATTTGCTAATAACTGCATTAAGTTTTTTATTTTTAAAGTATCAATGTTAAATTTTTGAAATACTTTAAGTAAAGCTTCTAATGAAAGTCCGTAATTTTCAAAAATTTCATGTAAAGATTGTAATATTGATATGCCCCAAAACTTCTCGTGATTAGGTTGTAAACCTAATTCATCAGCAGGGTAATATTCACCTGTAAAAACTAAACATCTTGATTCATGTACAACTTTTGGTGTTGCTCCTGTAGAAGAAATAGTAAAATATTCAGGCTCTCCATATTTTTCTGACAAAGGATCATCATAATAATTTGTTTGATCTATTGTTACATCTGCTCTACTAAAAAACTTTAATTTTTTAATTGAATTAATATTGTTTAAATCTACAGGTTCATTAGGTTCTAAACCATCTTCTATTACCATAAATATTATAGCTCCTCCAAATAACTTTGTAGCTTTTATAGCCTTTTTAATTTCAAACTTAGTTTTAAGTTTTTTCATATAATTAAGTAAATGCCCTTGCGTATCTTCTGGAATAGTTATCCATTGTCTTGTCATGTCATCTGCAAGCAAATCTATATATTTTTTTGCAAGACCATTTCCCACATATAAAGCGGCACATAAACTATCATTTATTAGAGTTAAAGAAAAACCATTATTTCCCGATGTTTTAGTTCCTAATTTTTTAGCTATATCAATATATCCGTCTTGGTTTATTGATTGTAAAGTTTTGTTATTGTTGGTTTTAACTAATTTTTTATTTGTCATAATATATTTAAAATTGAAGTTTCTTTTAATAAAGCTGAATAATCCATAGGTTTTAATCTTGCATCAGCTGGATCAAAAAGTAAATCTTTTATTGCATAAGTTAAAGTATCTACTTGATCTTTTTTATTTGCACCTTTCTTAGCAGAAAAAGTTAATAGTTCTTTTTCTAAAGTTCCTAACCAAGAAGCATTTTTAGAAAATAAAACTTGATGTGATTCCATTCTAGGCAAAATGTCATTAGCTCTTGCAACCTTATCTTTTTCAGGATAAAGTTTAGTTACAGGTATATTAGTCTCATCTTCTAACAGTTGAATAAGACCTATACCCGAACTCTTATCTTCTACAGCAAATTTTATTAAAGGTGAATCATGCTCATTAGATTGATGTTTTAACCAAAAATCTTTTGCCGCTCTTAAAAGTTTAGGCGTAGTCATCTTTTTTCTAAATACATCTATAAGATAAGCATATCTTCTTTGGTTTTTAGTCAAAAGCCCCCAGCACATAAATACTGTATAGTCATTATTTCTACCTTCTTTTGAAGCGGTATCAGCATAAATTGCTAAATAATCCATCTTAGGCAAAAATTCATAATATCTAAACCATTCTCTTCTAAAAATCTCTCCGTCATCAGGATAAGGATTTTGGAAAAATTGAGCTTCTAAGGCTTTTGTTCCCATTAAATATCTATCTTCTTCTAATTCCGTATCTCCATATCTTCTAGGTTCTAAATATGATCCTGCTTTATTTACATGTATAAAGTTTTTATATTTATAAATCTTAGATCTTCTAGCTTTTATAGGTATAATTACATTTTCCCAAGAATCATCAACAAAAGTTCCTGTAAAATCTGTAGCACTTAATCTTTGTTGAATATTTAATATTTGACCTTGTTTTCTATTATTAAATCTTGAAAAAGCAGTGGTTTTTGTCCATTCTAATATAGATTCACTCTCTACTACTGACATAGATTGCCTAGGATCCATTAAATCATCAAAAATAAGTATGTTTGCACCTTCACCTGTAATTGACCCCATAGCTGAAGTTGCTAATCTAAATCCTCCTTTAGAAGTAACAAAAACATTTTGAGTATTTTTAGTTTCAGATTGATCTATCTTAACTGTTCTTGATTTACTATCAATATAAAATTTAGGAAAAGCCCTATGAAACCAAGATGAATTTGATATTGCTCTTGCAAAAGAATGGAGTTTTTGAGATAATGACGCCGAATGTGATATAGAAATTATCCTTTTTTCAGGATTTAATCCTAAATACCACATGGAAAATGCAACATTACATAAAGCAGATTTACCAAATCTAGGAGGAATATTAATATTTAACTTTCTTATTTCTCCTTTAGCGAAAGCTTGTAAATATTCGCAAAGTAGCCCTATATACCAATTATCTAAATATTTTTCGCCCCCGTCAAACTTATCAAATGACTGCTCATAAAAAGATTCTAAGCTACTTCTTAAAAGATAATCTAATGTTGAAGTATTATAAATTTCATTTGACATCGCTTTTTATATGAATGATTTTTACAGGTAAATTGTAATAATCAGAAATATTTTTAATTTTTTTGTAATATTTATCAAATTCTTTTTTAGTGCCTATTAAAGCACAAACAGGTTTTTTATTTTTCATAACGCTATAATGTAATGCTTGACCTAAACATTCAGCCCATTTTTTAGCCCAATCATACTCAATAGCATATTCAGATGTCAAACAATCAATTCTTGTCTTATCTTTTAATCTATATTCTATTTTTCCTCCTGCTATAATACAATGCAAATTTTGATAATATCTCTCATTCTTTTTAGCATAAGATATATTTGAAAGTGAAATAAGTATTAAAACTAAAAGAATTTTCATAATAAATTATTTGTTAAATTATAATTGGCGACGCACTTTAGGAATTTTACCTAACCTTGTACTGATCCATGAAGTCAGTTTGCTCAACAGAGCTAGCCGTCAGTATTTTAAAAAGTAAATTATAATTTAATATTTTAAAAAGTAAATTTTTTTTGGAAATTTTTTTTGGAAATTTTTTTTGGAAATTTTTTTTTGGAAATTTTTTTTGGAAATTTTTTTTTTGGAAATTTTTTTTGGAAATTTTTTTTTTGGAAATTTTTTTTGGAAATTTTTTTTGGAAATTTTTTTGCTTAAATACTTTTAAGAGAAAGAGTCGAATATCTAAGAATCCTTATTTGCGTTCCTTTTCAAAACAAATAAGCCTTAAAAGCTATTATTTCTATAGTGTAAATTTAGGGTATAATCTAAATTTACACTTAAAAAGCTGCCATATTGTGTAATATTAGAGCTATTATTTTTATTTATTTACATATTTTAAATTATATTTAAGATTCTATATTGACGCATTAAAAGAAATATATTTTAAAATATATAAAATAGTTGTTTACATTTAAAATAATAGCTAGTATAATATATTTATTATTAACTTAAATAAAATGATAAAATGATAGATACAATAAAAATATTAAAAAGATTATCTAAAACAAATATAGATTTTATTTTAGATAGCAGTAGTTATTTATTATCTGATAATGATAAACTATATTATAATGAAAATACAAATCATTTAATATATGAAACAAACAACTATAAATTAAAATTAGCTTACAACAATGTATTGATAGACGCTCCAAGTTTTAGTGGTTTTTATAATATATTAAAATCAGATATAGAAAGAATACATTTAAAATTTGAAAATATAATAACAGATATAAATAAAAATCTAAATTATTTTAATTTACAAAATATTTAAAATCATTTTAATTTTTTAGCCTCTTTTTTAATTTTACGATCAATTAAAATGATCTCTTTAGGAGATAATTCCTTATTATCTCCTATATTAGCATCAATAACATTCTTTTGTGTAGGTTTTCCTTCTGTTCTGTCTAAAATATCATTTATAGCTTGCATCTTTACTTGTGGAATATTTTTATCATTGGAAAGGATATTTAATAACTCATAAGCCACTAAACCTATTTCATTCAAAATTAAAGCTTGTTCATTATTACCATTTTTTTTTAACTGATTAGCTTTTAATTTTGTATATACTTCTAAGCCTAGGAGCAATTTTTCTTTTAATTCTCTTTTCTTTCTTCTTGCTATTCCTGATTTAATTCCTCCCTTCCTTGTAATTTCTAGTTGTTCCTCTTTAGTTCTACTACTTATTGGTATTAAATCTTTTTGTGCCATAAAATTAATAATATATAAATTAAATTTAATACAATTATTACAACTAAATAATAAAAAGTAAATAAAAATATATTAAATATTAAAAAAG